GCGGGGGGGGGGGGGGCGGATGCCCGCGCACACCGAGTCCCAGTCGCGGGACCGGCGGTAGACTCCGCCTCCGTTGGACTGGGAGCCTGCAGCGCCCGAGCTGGTGTTGCCCTCGATGGTCTGCACCCACGACCCGTAGTTCGCTTCGACCAGGCCAACGTGGTCGGCCACGCCGTCCCCGTCCCAGTCGAAACAGATCAGGTCACCCGGGGCTGCGTTCGACGGGTCGACGAGCTGACCAGCTGCCCGCGCGGCGTTGATGCCGTAGGGCACGTAGGCGAAATCGCCGCCTGGGATCACCGAGTTGCCGTCGTCGTCGGTGAGGCACCACGAGGCGAACATGGCGCAGAACGGAACACCGTTCTCGCCGTAGTACGCGCCATGCTTGTCGGCGTACCAGCGGCCAAACGCCGAGCCCGGCAGAGGGTCATTCCAACGCGAGTAGCCGATCTGGCTCGCGGCCCAGGCGAGCGCCTTAGATGCTGTCATGCTCATCGCGTGACCTCCTCGTAAGGGAATTCGATGGGCGTGACAACGTCGGCCGGAGTATCGGTCGCCGGAGGCATGGACTCCATGAGTTCTTCGATAGTCAGTTCCATATGTCTCTCCTCAATTGGGTAGACGAAACCCCCCGGACGGGATTGTCCGAGGGGCGAGTTCAGTTGTCGGCGGTCAGTAACCGAGCGCCATCCACGCGAAGGAATGCCGCTCCTGTGAGGTCACGCCGGGGAGCATCGGCCTGAAGCCGCTCTTGTCCAGCACGTCCACACAGAACTGCCGGCCGTTCTTGAAATTCCAGCCGGCCGGCCCCGATCCATACAGCGGCGTAATGGACACAGACACGCACTCGTGCGGGAACGGGGTACTGAAGTTCACGCGCGGCATGTACAAGTTGCCGAACGCGACCTCGGCGCTGGACACCGCGACTCTGCCGCCCTTGATGAGGCCGGGCTGGACCGTCGGACTCAGGCCCGCACCCACGGGCATATCACCGACCGCCGAGAGTTCCATCTGCAGATTCGACTCTGCCGCCCATGCGCGACCATCCCACACCCTCACGGCGTTGAGGTCGGTGCGCCACACGTAAACAGGCTGCGCCGCCGAGGCCACCAGGCCAGCAGCCGCGAGCGCGGACACGTACTGCGCCGCCGCCGTTTCGGAGGCACACGCCTTGTAGGAGGGGATGGACAGGGACAGGGCCAGCAGGTCCTGGCGCTGTGCGGGGTCAGTGGGTGAGGGGACGCGGTGTCCCCGCTGATCGAGGTAGCTCATGAGTGTCCTATCGGGAGGTGTAGGTGATGCGGATCGAGAGGCTGTCTCCGGCGGCCTGGACGCCGCCGTATGTTTGTCCGACGAGGGCGAGGCCAGTTCCCGGGGTCAGGAGTTGGGCGGCTAGGCGTGTGATGTCGACGGTCAGGACTGTGGCGCCCACCTGGACGGGGACGCTGATCGTCGCGCCCGCCTGGACGGGGCCTGTGTCCGAGTAGGTTGCGGCCGCGATCTGTGCTGACCATGCGGCTGACGTCGAGTGTGGGCGCAGCGTCAGCGTGGCGGCCGTGACCGTGATGCGTCCGAGAGCCTCGGCTTGCCGGCCGTATGTGGCAAGCCCTGTGAGGCGGGGGCCGCCTGTGTTTCGCTGCCAGGCTCCGCCGCCGCCGTGCCGGGTCCAAGAGGTTCCGTCCCAGGTACCCGCCCACTGCGGGATCAGCACGGCCTCGCTCACGGTCCGTGTCGGGGAGGTCAGCTGTTCCCACTTAGGGAGTGGGTTCTCCGGTTTGGGAGCTGGCCCGAGCGCGTGCAGTGCCCGCCCCGTGTCGGGGTCGAGCAGGACGTGCGCTGTTTCGACGCCGGTCCAGTTGACTGCGGTCGCTGAAATCTGGATCGGCGGGCCTCCGTACAGGCTGACGTTGAGGGCGCGGCCGCCCTCGATGAGGCTGACTACGCGCGCGATCGCGGTCGGAGACCTGTCGGAGCCATAGCGGGGAGGCAGATCATCGGGCACCGTCGAGATCAGGTCCATCACGGGGCTGCTCACACGCTCACCTCCACGTTGGTCTTTTGCGTGCCCTTGTAGGTGAGGGGCACCTCGTATGCGGAGACGGTCCCCCACATCGTTTTCGTGGACGCAGCGTCCACGGGCCGCGTGGCGATCTCGACGTGTGCGTCTAGGCGGATGCGTGGGTCCGGGGCGTGCTGGACGGGGACCTTGATCTTCTTCCTGACCGAGTCTGCGAGCATGGCCTCGGCTGTACGCTTAGCCTGCTCGTAGCTCGTAATCAGCGGAGATGAGAAAAACCTTGGCACGGTTCCGTAGGGGCCATCGACTCGCATCGGCCCCGTCAGCTGATCGGCGATCGCCTGGAACGAGGGTGCGCCCTCGTCAGAGCTTTGCTGCCCCCTAGCGACCACGCGGTTGTAGACCTTGTCTCGGCTCACCGAGGCCGCCACCCCGACGACCGTGCCGTCCTCCCCATCCGAGAGGCGCAGCGCCGGCCGCGAGGTGGGCGGCGAAGTCGGCGGCGACAGATACATGATTCCGTCGCCACCCTCGCGCACGGTCGCAGGCCAGGCTTTCGCGATCTCGTAGACCGCATCGATCCGGCTCTCACCCCAGGACATCGACGGGCATGGCCTGTCTCCGAGCGCCGGATCGATGATCACGCCGATACGTGCGCCGACCAGGCGGCGCAGCTCTGACGCGAGCGTGCCCGCCGGGTCCGGTGCCATCGGCTCCGTCAGCCTGTCCTCCTCTAGGCGCTGCATCAGGCTCTTGCCCGTCACCCTGACAGTGGACGGTCCCGGCTCCACCGAAGTGATGAGGAACCTCCCCATCGGGATCGTCCACCAGCCCGCGCCGACGAGCGAACCGACCGTCATACTCACGTGCAGGACCTGCCCGTAGCAGCCGAGCGGGTGGTCTGGGTCTACGGGGTCCCAGTCGCGCCAGTCCTGCCCCTGCGCGGCGCCCACACGCGGGACCGTCAGGGACAGGGTGCCCTGGACCTGCTGGCCAGCGTCCCACGACACCGACCCGTCCTCGACGGGGACCTCTCCCAGGTACTGCGACCCCAGCCATGACTCCACGGTGGCAGACACCGTGTAGCCGGACGTCAACAGGTCTGCGGGAATCTCCTCGGCTCCGGTCGGGATGCTCATGCGTCCTCCTGCCAGACGGTCCTGTCGAACTGATCCCACGGCCACCGACGAGCATCCAAGCCGCTCCACGTCAGGCGTCGCTTATCGAAGTCGTTCCACGTCGACAGCGTCAACGGCGTGTTCGGCTGCGGCAGATCGACGATCGTGCCCTTCAGCTGCCAGATGCGCTCAGCGGCATCGAGGCGAGCTGCGCGCTCCATCGGTGCCGATGTCACCGCCACAAGCGTGACCGGATCGACGTCGCACGTTCCGCGCTTGCACTGGACGCAGTGGAGCGGGTTGTGGAAGATCGCGGCCGGCGTCGGAGAAGCCAGTAGCGTCTTCATGGCTGGGGTGTCCTGCAGGTTCGTGCGAGCCGTGAGAGACACCGTTCCGCGCCCCATCGTGGGCGCATACACCACGAGGGGCGTTGCCCGGCCCGGCACTTCATGCTCCGTGAGGCGGAGTTTCAGCTCACGCTGGTCTGTACCCTGCCACAAGAAGTTCACCGGCTTCAGGCCCGCCGCGTCAGTCATCAGCGACAGGCCACCCCACGAGCGGATCACCGGCTCCGACTCGACAGTGACGCCCCTCGACGTCGTCAGCCTGTACCTGATCGGCACGTTGATCGGCGCGAGCGGGTCACCAATAATGCGCTGCAGGCCCTTGCTCTCCCACACCCCGCCGCGAGGAGTCCACGTAAAGCCGGTGTCCGTGACACCCTCGACATAGCAGGATGCCCCAGCGGGGACAGCCGCCGGCGGAATCACAACCTGGACCCTGGGGGCCTGCCCGCCGCCCACAATCGCAACAGGCAGAGACGACATATCGACATCTGCCTCGACCTCACGCGACGTCGAAACACCGCGAGCGCCGGTCCACTGGTGCGTGAGAGCCCTCGAGGAATAGCCGATGCGGCTCGGCGGGGTGTCTCCGTCGAAGAACTCCCCCGCTGCGGCCTCGAGTGCCTCGCCCGGGGTGGGCGCCGCGACGATGAGGACATCATCGACGTAGACCCAGCCCGGCAGTGTCCCGCGCTCGGCCGCCGAGGTCGTGCGGGCCTCGAACCGAAGCCGCACGCTTGTCGCCCCAGATGGAGCTGTGAACGCCCAGACGGGGCGAACCCCATCCGCACTGGCAGCCAACAGCGCCGGGGTCTTCTCCGTGACGCTGCGGCCACCCACGGTCCACTCCGGGGAGACAGCAACCGCGAGGCCAGGGCTCGTTCGCACGAGCGCCGAGATCGCGACCGTCTGCCCGCCAGCGACAGTGACTGCCGTTGGCACGGCAGCCGGCCCCTGCGTGCCGGGCGGCACGTCGATAGCTAGATACTGCGGAGACTGGCGAGCGTACCCGCCCCACGAGTCAGCATCCGAGCCGATCCTCACCGTGGCCGGAGCGATCTTCGCCCAGTCCCGCAGCAAGTACGCGAACGACGGATTGCGGCAAAGATTCTCACGAGCCACTACCTGCTCCTTCCAGCGAGTTGCTTACGACGAACCAGCACGCCGGTGCTGATCGACTCGACATGCGCGCGGAACGCCTGCCCATCGTCGAGCACAAGGTTGAGCTGCGCGCCATCGAACGACGGCACAGCGTTTGCCCCACTGGCCGCGAGCGCGGACACGTCGGCCCACTGTCGGGCCGTGAGGATCGCCTCCCGTGTCCCCGTTTGGTTGACGGCCGCCGTGACTCCCGATGGGAGCCATCCGCCGCGGTCGTACTTGCGAGCTCCGCCGTAGCGTCCGACGGTTGGCGAACCCCAGATGCCGGTGTGCCTGGCGTTGAGGCCCGGCTTTGGCTCCTCGATCATCTGGCCACCACCGGCGTAGATCGCGACGTGGTGGGCGGGTGTGCCCCAGAAGAGCAGGTCGCCGGGGGCGGCCTGCGTCCAGGGGATCGGCGTCGCGCCGGACTGGTATCCGGCTGCCGTGAGGCGCGGCCACCCCAGGCCAAGCTGCTGCGCAGCCCAGTAGACCAGGCCTGAGCAGTCCAGGCCTGGCGGGATGGCTGAGCCACCCCACACGTAGGGGACCTGCATCTGGACGGCTCGCATTGCGGCGCCCACGAGTCCGGCTGAGGAGGACTCCTCGGCCTTCTTCTTGAAGAACGATCCGACTCCTGCGAGGAGGGACTCGACGCCGCCTGCGCCGAGCTCGCCGATGACTCCGGGGGCGATGCCCTTCATGAGTCCTCGGACGGGCTCGGTGATGA